TCGTGGTGCTATTGCGAAATAGAAAGTCACCCGCGATCAGTTCGTTGCGCGCGACAGAAATGCACAGCGCCCAAAGTCCATCGCAATTCTTACGATCATCCCAAATCCCCGTCTCGCGCATGAGCCAGGAGAGAAAGCCGGAACAGTCATGCGCCATGAGGTCGGCGAACCCCACTTTGTACTGGCTATCGCGAAACGCAATCACGCGCGCGAACTCTTCATCCATCGCTTGAATCTTTGAATTTGACAAGTCGATCATGCCGGATGCGCCCCAAACATACAGGTCCCCGATTCGCGTCAGCGCCAGCGTACAAACCGCTTTCGACTTGTCCGATACCGTACCTTTCTTGACCGGTTCCGTCTCCGTTATCGTGCCGTCAATGAGGGCCGCCCACGTTTCCTTACCGATCACTCCGTCAACGGCCAGCGCAGCTTGCGCCTGAAACCGCTTCACGGCCTCCTGCGTGTCCGCACCGAACGTCTTCTTGGTAACCGTCGTGATATGGTCTGCGTAGAACCCAAGCTCCAAGAGCTTTTGCTTACAAAAAAGCACGTCCTCACCGGACGTGCCCTTCTTCAAATTGCGTGTAAACTCCATTATTTCCTCCGTTTCGGATCAGATAATTTCATGGTTTCTTCATGGTATTTCCTAGAAAAACCTGCTATGATACAGGTACATCAAAGCTTGCATGGTATACACAACCTACCTACCCGGTATGTCCCAATCCCTAACAAGATTTACCATGCAAATTAGAAAGGCACTCTTCCCCCCGGCTGAGTGCCTTTCGCTATTTTGGGGCGTTCCGTAAGGAGTGCCCTATCTATTTTTTTACAGGCCTTATGCTGTTCTCTTCCAGAAATAGCAGGTAATATAGGGCTGCAGGTTGTTGTGCGCCGCGCCGCTGCCATTGTAGCCAACCGAGCCGGACACAGAGCCCGTATGGTCATGCGATCCACCGGAACCTGTCGTTTGTCCGCTCGTGCTCCCGCCGTTGGTCATATAGTAATAAGTAGACGCCGACCCGCTTCCAACCTTGTACGAACCCGCCGATGCCTGATGGGTATGCGCACCATTGGCGTTCACCGTTACCGATCCACTGAATGAGTGGTTGTGCGACGGCATTTCAGCTGCCGTGAGCGTGTGAGTGTTCGCACCGCCGGTTTTCTCAACGGTGTTGAAGTTCGTGTCCGACGTATTTACCCCCACCGGCACGCGGCCCGTTCCCCAACGCACCCAAGAGCCGCCTAGGAACGCGCTTTCATCCGCGGCGGAAACCGTCATACGAATGCTTCCTACCGGGAAAATCAGGTTCGCCAACCACAAAACGCTCGAAAAGACTACGTCATCGTCAAACTGCACGTTCTCTCGGAATCGCGCCGACCAACCAACATCAAAGCTGTCCTCTTCGGCGACCTTGCCGACCGCAAGTCCCATTCCGGTGCTGCGCACAGAAAGAATGACCTCCGCCGTACTCAGATCGGTATACCCGTACGCGTCACCGAAATAGTCACCGAGCGTCACGCGAATATCATAGGTGTACTGGTTCGATAGGCTTCCGCCGATGCGATAATTGCCGTTGACCGTATAGCTTGCAAGCGTGAACGTCGAATCCGTGTAGTACGTTTCGCTCTTGCGCTTATATCCAATCTTCAGTACGCGGGTATTCTTGTTGTTCACAGCGACAATCGCGCCGGTCACCGCAACCATAGCGTAAGTGCCAGTGTTGCTGGCGTTGCCCGCAGCGTCGCACCGAAAGACCGACACTGATTGCACGGACGGTGAAACATATGCCACAACTTCGAACGTTGCCGTTAGCACGGTGGTTCGACCACGGCTATCCGTAACCATCGCTCTGATTGTGTTAATCCCCACAGTGGTCAGCTCATTCGTCGAAAAAGAGTTGCCCGAATATGTCGACCCGCTGACCGTGGTCGAGATCGATGAGATAGATGATCCATATACCCCAGCGGCGGAAACGCTGACATTGAGCTTGCTCATATGCTGCACATAACATGCAAACTGCGTTACGAGCGTAGCCTCTGCTTCCGAGAAGGTAAGCAAGCCGGTTGGTACGACGCTGGCCGGAATCGCGGCGGATATGCTCACCTGCGTAGTGCCAAGAAGAACCCCGTTTGAATAGGTATCGCAATAGAGTGCTCCGGCGACGCTCGTCGCGTTCGGCGCAGCGTTGGCTTCATCCAGCGACGGTGTCCATGAAATGCTTGTTGCGGCGGTTTTCGCCGCGATCGTCGTTTCCGCACGCGCGCCAAACTTTGTCCTCAGGGTATGTAAAAACGCGCTCGACGCCGGTGCGAGAGTAATCGTCGCCGCGTTGCCGAGCGTGACGGCGGAGACGGTGGGCATGGTAATACGCGGGATCGCCGGCAGTGAAATAACTACACTACCATTTGCAGTTCCGATTGATGCGGAGTAGGTGCAATTCGCTGTAAACGCCAGCGTGATCTGCTTTGTTCCGTCCGAGTTGTGGCTGACCGTACATTCGCCATATGCTTCGCTCTCTGTGCTCGCGTTGTCCGTTAGGATCATCAGATACTGGTAACCCAGCGCTGTATCATATGGTTCCTGATACTGCGTAATATACTCATTTCGGTAAGGAATCCGCGAGATGGCGAATCCTCTGCCAACGCGGTTATACACAGAGCTTCCATCGACCGAAACGCTCATCGCGCCGCGCGAATTTGAGTCTACGTTGTTGCAATAGACATCAAGCTGCGAAGTGTTGCCAGATGTCGCGAGAAAAACATAGAATCGGATGGTAGACGTGTTGTTGGCGACAGACTGTGAAACGACCTTATATTCCAGCCAGCAGGAAACCTTGCTCGACGCGGTTCCGGAAAGAGAACCGTCGACGATCGTGTACCCGTCATGTATCGACTCATACGGCCAATTTGCCATATTCTCACCCCGCGATCTTTTTGAAGTTCAAATTGCCGCTCTCGGGCACCCATGCATAACCGCCAATCCGTAGCGATGAAAGCACCTGTACATCGTTGACGTATAGCTTGCCGGACGAAAAATATGCGATCGCGCTGTCTGTGGTCACGGTGTCCTCACTGCCGGAGAAGAAATACAGCACATCGTTCTCCAGCTTGAGCTTGATCGCTGACGTGCTCTTTCCGATCACGATACCGGAAGAGATCAAGCGGATGAAGCTACGTACCGACTCAAACTGCTGCGAAGTTTCACCGTTCAGCGTCGAGATGCGGCTTGCCGTCTCCGTGAAGTTCGCCTCGATCGTCCCCGCCATGATGGAAAAAGAAGTTAGAACCGTATTCTGCAGCGCGACGAAATCTTGTGTTCGAACATAGTCCTCCAGCGCAATCATGATGATCTGCTGCGCGGATTGCAAAATCGATGTATTCTGAGTGATCTGCTCTTGAACGATTTCCTTGATCTCTCCGTGCGTCGTATAATCAGATTCGATCGACGCGACGCGGTTCTTCACCGAAGCATTCTGACGGATCTCCTCACCGATCAAAGACGGACGTGAATCCCCGAGCACGATGCCGGTGCTTGCCGGGTTGTTCAGCGGGATCGACAGCTCGGAAAGCACATACGTCTCTTCCGGGCAGAGCGTGCCGCAGGAGACGACCACCTTATCTAAGAAATGAAACGACTCGATGTTCGCGTCGGCGTTGTGCAGGTCGACAGCCGAGAGCTTGATTGTCTGTTTGAACCGCGCGCCGGACCCGCTCAGCCAGTCGCGACCTCGGTTCATGAGGATCGTCGCGTCGGAAACATCGTCCCATGTGGTCAGTCCAGATGGCGCAAAGATAACGCCGTAATCAGCCGAAAGTGCAGAATCGATGAGGAAATCATGTCCTTCGTTCACGCTTTCGATCGTCAACCGCGCGTCACTCTCCGATTCCGGGTCTATATCCTTCAACGCTGCACCGAACGGAACGCAGGCGGTGTATGTTTCGGACGCGCTGTTGCTCAAGGCGAGGTCAATTAGATTTTCACCGAATTCGATCCGCTGGGTCGAGGTATCCGGCACGTCGGTCAGATAGTCCAGAACCGGATTCTCGTTTTCGTCAAATCTGACGATTAGGTAGCCGCCGAGCTGATCAAGTAGACTGGTTTTCAAAATCTGCCACGCGGACAGATATTCCTTTGTCGTAATGCTGACCAAGTCGGGTATATCGCAGTTCCCTATATTAAGCCGCTGATTCGCGTTCACCTGCGCGTTGTGCTGGGCTAGGATATACGCCCAGACATCGACCGCTGTACCATCCATGGTAAATGAGCGAAGGACACTGTCCAACAGGAACGCCAGAGCTCCCTCAACGATTACCCTTCGATTCTCGTAAAGGTCGCGCTCATCTTCGATTACACGCCCAATCCAGATCAGGGTATCGTCCCGATAGACCTTGATACGGCTTTTGAGCTTTTCGACCATGCCGTAATATGGATGCTGTTTCGGGATCGTGAACGTCAGCCCACCCGGCTCGTTCTTTTTCTGCGTCAGATCCGGCTCCAGAACGAACAGGTCTGGCAAACGCGGGTCGTAAAGCGCATACGAATCGCAGAGTATTCGGTACATCAGAGCGCTCCTTTCCTATAGGTGAACGTGATCGAGCCAGTACCCGTAATATCAACTTCCGTGTCGCCATCCATGAGAACAAGCGAAGGCACGACATGAGATCCAGCAGCGAGGTTAATCGTATAAACCACTCCTGCGATCGTGAACGCGAGCGTCATTTCGTCGGAGACGGTGATTGTCGGCACGACCGGCATTCGCGTGTTCGTCAGCGTCGCGGTTGCGCTGATCGTAGGAAGAATTGTGATCGACGTCTCAAAGTGCTCCAGTTTATATGGCTTCGCGCGGCATTCCAGCGATAGTTCACAGTACCCCGCGTGCCGTTCTACATTCTCCACCGTTAACCGAGCGTCGTAATAGTATGCTGGATCACGGTCGCAGATCACGTTCATGCGCTGCCCATGCACGTACGCGGCAAATGCAGAGATCAGCGCGTCAAACGGCGCACGCACATACAGCGTCAGCGGGATTACCCGGTCAGCATATCGGATCGTGCCAAACGCCTCCGAAAGATCGAGCGCGCCATCACGCCCGGGGATCTCCACAAAGTTCGTCTGCGGTTCCGGCATGGGGATGACGTAGGGCGCGACGATCAGACCGTAGTCCGCGTGCGCCCATTTGGTTCCGAATCGGATGTCGCTCACGTCAGCCGCTCCTTTCGCCTGCGAATCGCGCCCAGCGCATCGTCCATGGCTGGCGCAAGCCAGCCGATCGTCGCGCCAGTGTCCGCAACTAGCTGCATGCCCGCGAGCTGCGGCAGATATCGCCGCACTTCGGAGATCAGCACATCCAGCTTCTGCGACAGCAGGTCGCTCGTCCCTCCAATACCGATGCTGTTCGGCAGATTCGTCAGCACGTCGATTGCGCATACTTCCACGCTTGTCGGAATCGCGCTCTGAATCTGCTTGTTCACGTCTTCCATAGCATCGGTAAACCCAACGCCGACGCCCTCGCCCATGTTCTCGCCGATCCCAGCAAACACCTTGGACGGCGACGCGATACCAAGCGCTTTCTTCGCGCTCTTCACGATGTTGGAGAAGAAGTCACGCACCTTCGAGGCGAGCCACGAAGCCATGCTCTTGATGCCTTCCCAAAGACCGTTCACGATGTTCTTGCCGATCTCCACGACCGAGGACACTGATTGCCCGAATCCGTTCAAAATTGCGGAAACGATCTGCGGAAGCGCCGCGATCAGTTGCGGGAGCGCCTTGATCAAGCCAATCGCGAGCTGAACCGTCAACTCGATACCCATGGCCATAAGAGTCGGGAGATTCTGCATGAAGAAGTTGATAATCCCTGTGATGAGCTTCGGCAGCGCTTCGATCAGCTTCGGCAGCGCCCTGACAAGGCCCTCTGCCAACCCCTTCACAATCGAAAATGCTGCGTCCAGTATTTTGTCCATGTTGTCAAAGAGGGTTTCACAGATCAGCAGAACTGCTTCGATGATCGCAGGAATCAGCGTCGGCAACGCGTCGCCAATGCCCTGTACGAGTGACGCGATCATTTGAATCGCTGCCTCGACCAACGCTGGCAGCATGTCGACAATCCCCTGCGCGAGCGTAGTGATCAATTGCACCGCGCCATCCGTGAACTGCGGCAGTGCCGTGATCACACCCTGTAACAGCGTCATGACGATGCCCGACGCAGAGGAAATCAGCACAGGTAGGTTTGCGGCCAGTGCGCCACCGATTGCGCTCACGATACTCATGCCGACCTGCACAAACTGCGGCAAACTTCCAAGAATCAGGTTTGCGATCCCGCCAACCGTTTCACCAAGCACTACGGTGATCTTGTCAAAATCACCACCCGCTTCTGCAAGGCCTGATGTGAAGTCGCCGAGCAGCGAAACGCCATCATCCGCAAGTGTCTGTAATTGCGGCAGCAGCACCGTTCCCATGACCCGCTGCGCTGCCTCCGAGCCTTGCTTCAGCCGTTGCACGGAATCATCAAACGCGCCAAGCTTCGCAATCATATCTTCGCTCAGTACCGCACCCATGCGTTTGGCTTCGTCGGTCAACGCTGCGATGCCCTCGCTGCCCTGCGCGATGAGTGGATTCAAGTCCTGCGCGCTTTTGCCAAAGAGTTGCATGGCCAGCGCGTCGCGCTCCGTTTCGTTCGACACCTGCCCGAGCGCATCGATGGCGTCCCAATAGACATCTTCGCTGTCTCGAAGCGTTCCGTCCGCGTTCGTGACCGATACTCCGAGCCGATCATATGCTTTGGCGAACTGCTCGCTGCCGCCAGCGGCGCTGGACATGGACCTTACGTTCTTCGCCATGGAGCCGGTCAACGTCTCGAGCGACACATCTACGAGGTCGGCGGCGTAGGAATACGCCTGCAACCGCTCGACACTCATGCCTGTAATAGAACTCTGGGTTAGCATTTCATCCGCGTATGCCGCTGTGTTGACGGTCATATCAATCAGCGCTCTTCCCGCGGCAACAGCAGCGGTTCCGATTGCCACCATGGCCGCTCCGAGCGCGACTCCAATACCCTTGACAACCGAGCCGAGCTTGTCGAATCGCCCACCTGCATCGTCCGCTTGATCGGCGGACTGTTTGATCTCGTTGCCGAATTCGTCCGCCTGCTTGCCTGCAGAATCAAGGCCGTTAGCGGAACCTTCAAGCGCTGTTTCATTCGCGCCCAGTTCGCGTTCCATACCGTTGAGCGCGGCGTTGGCATTGTTGAGCTGAATCTGCCAAGCCTGCGTGCGTTTATCGTTCTCCCCAAAAGAAGAAGCCGCGTTCTGCAACGCGGCCTCGAGGGTTTCGACCTTGTCTTTTTGAGCGTCGATCTCTTTTCTCAGGACTTGGTTCCGGGCGGTCAGAGCGCTGACCGATTTATCTTGTTTATCGAACTGGGAGGTGACGAGGTTCATTTCGCTCCCGAGCACCTTAAACGATTGGTTGATCTCGGAAAGCGATTTCTTGAAAGCTTGTTCGCCCTCAATCCCAATCTTGAGTCCAAAATCGCTTGCCAATGGATCACCTCCCTATACTAACGGCACAAAAAAACGACCCGAAGGTCGTCATATGCTGCACGAAGCACATTTTTTGTTTCTATTCTTTTGACAGCATTTCAATTGCCTTTTTATACTTTTCTGCTCGTTCTGTGTCCTGAGCCGTGACCATGCTCAATCGAGTCAGGTCGGAATTGTGATGCAAATCTGCCAGCTTAACCTTTCTGGCGACTGGATCTGCGCGGATTGCTCGCACATATTCCAAATAGGGAACGGAATCATCATGGCAAAGCAGTTTCAGTGCTGCAATTTGCCGATCCGATATGCCAATCTGCGTCAGGTCTTCTACAGTGATATCCGTGTCTTCCAATACATCATGCAGTAGCGCGACTACACATTCGTCCTCCGACTCCATGGATTCCGCAACGTGTAAAGGATGGTTGATATACGGCAGCCCGGATTTATCATATTGTCCCCGATGTGCATCAAACGCAAACAGAATCGCGCGCTTCGTCAGTGGCGTGTAAACCATATGAATGCTCCTGAAAACTTACTATATTCCCGCCGGAATAACGTTATCAATATAGCACTCCATGGCTGGTTTGACAATTCCTTGGAATTGCTTGTATACTTCCCACTGGTCTAATAGCGCTCCAAGCGGCATGAGCCAAACATCTCTTTCCGGCCGCCCTAATAGTGTCACCCCGTAGAAGATCAGTCGGGCAAACAGCTCTTCGTCGCTTGCCCGACCGGCACGTTTTTTGAGGGTTGCTCCACGCTTTCAACGTGACGCGCAGTTCCCTTGACCATCGCTTCCATGATCGCGGATTTGTAGCCGGAGAGATCCAGTGGTGTGGTGAGCAGCTCGACTGCTTCCTCTGTCAAAAGTTCACGTTTGCTGTCCGGCTCTAACAAATTGTGCACGAGCGTGCTCTGGTTCGCGAGCAGCGTGATCAGCCATACCACCTCATCCAATGCCAGCTCGAAATTCTCCGCTTTCATGAGCTTGTCGCCCAGATGTTCCAATCCGCCGTAACGCTTCGCGATCTCTTTGGTCGCGCGGGTGGTCAGGAGCATTTCATACTCCCGGTTTCCGATTCGGATCATCGCGCCTCTGTCGTTTCCCATGTGTTAGCCCACCGCCGCAAATGTCGGCTCGTAGACCTGCGTGTACCAACCGGAGATAACCGTCGGCGGTACATTTAGCGCGCCTTCGTCCACTTCACACTTCCAGGGGTGCTTTCCCTGACCATCAAGCTTATTACGGCGCATAATCGTTCCCTCGATCGTCGGCGTCGAGAACGTGATATTCTCGCCCTTCGTCTTTAGGTTCGTTGAAGGAACGCCGAAGATCACGCGATAGACCCAATAATATCGATACTTTCCCGTGCTCAGTTTGGCTCGGAACCCGACTGCTACGGGTTGTCCGCCGTTCTCGCTCTGCGAAATCAATACCTTATTGTCGTCAATCTGTGCGCCTGTGAGATCGCTTGCAACAGATGCGCCAATATCATCAACACCGAGCGTGATTTTCCCGTCCTTGAATTCTTTTACGACCGCGACCGTCCCGTCGTCGGCGTACAGCTTCGCTTCGTTGATCTCTACCTCAAGATCCGCTGTCATACCCTTCCCCAGCGGCAAAGGCGTCCCGTATGTTTCATCACCATTGGCATCTTCGGTGATTGTCGCATAATATAACCGGTCAAAACCGATTGATGGCATACACTATACCTCCTCAAGTTCTTTTTCGCGAGCTACGTCCACTGAGTAATGGTGATACTTTGTCTCCTCTTCATATCCGACATACCGCCGCTCCGTCATCAGAAAGCCCGCCGATTGGAGCATCCGTACAAGCAGATCCTTTGCGGCTCCATAGTTGCCTTTTGAGAAAAGCGACAGACGAGCTTCCTCAATGTTCATGCCCGGCGCATCGTCGGAAAACAGCGAGAAATGCTCCGAAATCGGTGTGATCACGACGTACCTGTCCGGCGCGGTGGTAGAGAAAACGCCGGTCTCCACAGGAAGTCCGGCGCTCTCGATGATCGTATTCAGTTCTTCCAGCATGCTCATGGCAGATTCAGCTCCTCTTTCATGACGCGCTGCATCTGCTCAATGCACGGTTTCCGGCTCGTGGATTTAGTCTGCTTCAGAAACGGTTTCGGCGGTTGGCCATGCTTTCCGTACTCCAGAAGATTGGCGAGCATGGCGTTACTGACGCCGCCGCGTCCCTCCGAAAAGCCCACTTTAACATCAAAATTTCCGTCGCGATCCAGCTTTGCGGGCGATACGCCGAGTGACGCAGCAAGCTTGCCAGTCGAGCGGGATTTGATCTTCGTCCCGCACCCGATCGCCGCGCGCAGGTTCGATTTCATCTTGTCCAGCACGACCTTACCACCCGCCGCGAGTGCTTTGGGAATCGCCGCGTCGAGCGCGTTACCCATATCGGCAATTTGATTGAGGAAATCGTCAGGCATCTGAATCTTCACCTTACCCATCCGCTATCACCCGTTTCGCCAGAACTTCGAGATACATACCTCTGCCCTTCACATCCTCGACGGACGTGATTTCAAAGCGATCATCGCCGCAAAGGATCACATGCGCCGTGGTTACGGATAGCCCCGGGATGACACGAAAATGGAACGAATCCGTTGCCTCCGAAAAGGAGGCACGGTTAACCCATTTCTGAGACCCGTGCCGTCCTTCCCGATAGGCATGGATGGATGCGAGAATGCTGTCCGATTTAACTGAGAACCCTTCAGCGTCTTTGGTAACTACCACTTCCGCAACGGAAACTTGCGTGTTCATTTTGCCATAGCTCACGAACCCACCTTCCAATCCCGATCTAAGCGCAAAAGTGTGTTTACTACAGCCCATGTCTGCTGACCTGCCTGTACATTGTCAGCAAAGAACCCGCCCGTGCTGCCATCCCGGCTTTCGTAAAGATGGGATGCTAGCATGATCACTGCCGCCTCAGTTGTCGGCGGCATAACAGCGGCTTCGTAAGTCCCGGCTGTCAGATGCTGGTAGCTCTCCGCATATGCGACGGCGGCATCGATCAGACGCTGGAGGAGTTCATCATCTGCGTCATGCGTTAGGATCAGGTTTGCCTTGACCTTAATCAGAAGCGTCGCCATCTTATATTAAGAAGCGCCCGCTTCGTCCGCCGCCATGATACCCGCGTTCTTGAGCCTTTGCAGTAACGCGTTGAGGTCACTCTTCAAATCGGCGATGGTCGAGGCATTACTCGAAGCTTGATTTGGTGCCTGAAACACGCTGCCAGCCGTCTGCTCGGTCGCGAATCCCGATTGCAAACCAAAGACGTTGGCGGTATCTAGAACCTCCAGAGTACCGCCAATCACCAGCCGATCTCCGCCGTCGGTGAGATAGTTCTTACAGTTACGAGTCACGTCGCCCGCCGGGGTATCAATGATTTCCATGTATGCCCCCCTTTACGCCTTCTGCTGTAGGACTTTGATCGCTTCGGGCAGAATCAGCTTGCCGTCAAGTCGCTGCGACGCAAGGAAACCGACCTGACCGGTGGTCGCATACAGCTCGTTTAGACGCTTGAAGGTACGGCCCTGACGGTCGGCGATCCAGTAATAGGAGAAATCGCCAAACGCGATGGACTTGTTCCCAGCGCTAACTCCCGGCATGAACTCGCTGGTCACGATGCGATGTCCAAGAATCGTATCCGGTGCGTTTTCCGTAATGCCCGGACGCCAGAGGTACTGGCCATCGCCGTCCTTTAGCTTGCGCAGGAGCTTGACGGTCGTGTCGTTGAGCACGAACACGGCGCTCTTTCGATAAGGCGCGCGGAGCGAGTACACGAGATCGATCAGCTCATCGCCCGTAATTGCCGATGCGCCCGCCGTGGTCACACCGATCTCCGCGCCGCCGGTCGTGTGCAGAATCCCGATGGGCTTGCTCACACCGTTGCCAGTGAGGAACGCGTCCTCTTCCTTGTCGCCGATGCGCTTGCCGAACTGATCCGAAACATACCCTTCGATATTGAAGATGCTGTCGGAGAGCAGTTCCTCCGATACCTTGATCATGGTCGCGACCTTGTAGGCACCGAGCACAACCTGCGAGAACGTATCATCCGAGAGCGGATAGGTGCCCTCTTCGTCGACCCAGTCGGCGGTACCCTTCGAAGCGACCACGGGGATCTTCCGATCGCCATAACTGGTCTGGATCACATGGCAGAGCGGTCTCAGCACATTCGCGGACGTCAGCTTCTGCACCAGCGTACGCTCGAACTCGTCCGGGACGAGATAGCCCCCCTCGCTGTCGGTATCTTCCAACAGGGAGTTCAGGATCTCGGGTCTCGGGTTCTTGGATCGAATCGCGTTCCAGAACGCCTTCTTGTAAGCGTCGGATGCACGACCCGTTTTCTGGTCAGATGTTGCCTGCGCCGGTTTACTGGTCAGGGGGTCGGCGGTGGGTTTGTTGAGTTCCGCATCCAGCACAGCCTGACGGTCCAGCCGATCGATCTCCTTGCCGAGGTTGACGACATCGGCTTCCATCTTTTCGTAAGTCGCTACGTCCTCGGCGGCGAGAAGACCGTCCGTACCGCGTTTGGTATCGAGAAATGCTTTAGCCGCGTCCCACGCTTTTGCACGCTTTTCGCGGAGTTCTTGAATCTGGTTCATGTATTACTCTCCTTTATTTCTTCAAAAGATTGAGCCGCTGATACAGCGGCTCGGAAGGATGCTTGTGTTCTGTTATCGGGATCTTGCTCAAGAGCGAGTTTATCACCGCCCTACGGCTGAATTGGTAGCTGTTGACCGGGATACCGCTTGGTTCACCTGATTCGCGCGTCAGGATGCCGTCTGCGAACCCGAGTTCCATCGCCTTTTGTGCGTTCATCCACGTTTCTGCATCCATGAGGTGCGCTAGTTTCGCGCGCGACATGCCCGTTTTAAGCTCATATGCCGTGATGATGCTCTCCTTGACCTCATCCAGCATGGCGATCGCTTTCTGCATTTCCTCTGTGTCGCCGATGGCTACCGTCAGCGGATTATGGATCATGAGCAGACTGGTCGGTGCCATGAGCACCTCCGTGCCAGCCATGGCAATGACCGATGCCGCGCTTGCTGCGATGCCGTCAATTTTGACGGTAACCCTGCCTTTGTATTCCATGAGCATTGTGTAGATTTGGCTCGCGGCCACGCAGTCGCCGCCTGGGCTATTGACGTAGATCACGATGTCACCCTGACCAGCGTTCAGCTGTTCCCTGAAAAGTTTCGGGGTAACATCGTCGTCAAACCAGCTTTCTTCGGCAATCACGCCGTCGATGGTTAAGATGCGGATGCCGTCTTCGTTTCGCACCCAGTTCCAAAAGGCTTTTTTCAAGCGGAATCCTCCTTTTTTGATGAAATCCTGTTTGCAAATAAACCTGCATCTGAAAGTTTTGTCATCGCGCCATTAATCAAATACAAGTTCCCGCCGAGCTCTGGCGCGATACGATCGAGGTTCTCCAATTCGCGGATGTCGTTGGTACTCATCCAGCCGTTCTGGCGAGCAGTGGCATATCCACTCATGCGCGAGGCGTAATCGCCACGGAGAAGTCCGTCCACATTGAACCGGATGAAATACGTCGGTTTCTCGCTTTCGCTGAACAGCGCCCGGCACATGCTCTGTTCCCAGCGCACGACCCAAGGATCGAGTGTGTACTTCACATACTCAAGCGACTGCTGCTCGATATTGCTGAACGACGATTTCTCCAAGTCCGCCAGCATGTGCGGCGGCACACGGAAGATGCGTGCGATTTCATTGATCTGAAATTTGCGCGTCTCCAGAAATTGTGCCTGCTCCGGTGCGATGCCGATCGCCGTATACTTCATGCCCTCTTCGAGAACTGCGATCTTGTGGGCGTTCGCGCTGCCCTGATACGCTGCGTTCCAGCTTTCCTTGACGCGCAGCGGATCTTTGATCGTACCGGGGTGTTCCAGCACGCCTGCCGGAGCCGCGCCGTTTGCAAAGAACTTTGCGCCGTACTCCTCCGTGGCAATCGCCAATCCAATCGCGTTCTTCGCCATGGCGATTGGACTGTAGCCGATCAGGCCGTCAAAGCCTAGCCCGGGGATGTGTAAAACGTCTGTTGGCGCAAGGTAAACTCTGCTATCCGAACCGAGAGTATTGGGATCTTCCGATCCGCGCTGATACAAATAAAAAAGCCGGCCGTTCTGATCACGGTCGACTGTCATTTTGTTCGGCATGAGTGGGTAGAGCGCGATTACCTCTCCTCTGGCATTTCGGATGATCTGTGCGTAGGCATTTCCCCACAGAAGTAAGTGGCTCATGAGGGTCTCCCGAAACGCGAAACTCGTCATCTCAGGGTTTGGCTCGTCGTGCAGAAGCCGGTAAAGCGGGTGCTTGAACGCCTTCTCTTTGCCGCCGCTGTCGTTGTATTTGTAGACGTTTAGCGGTAATCCCGCGACGGTTTCAGAAAGAATCCTCACGCAGGAGTAAACCGCCGTCATCTGCATGGCGGTCGTTTCATTCACCGGCTTTCCGCTCGACGTTCCGCCGAAAAAGAAACTGTAGCGGCTGCCGTTGAGGGAATCCTTCGGCTTGTCGCGAGAGCGAAATAAGTATCTGAGCGGGTTCATGAGCATCCTCCATGCAGTATAAAGATTGACTTCTTGCAAATAATGCGATAAATTGAAGTTTGTGTAGTACAAATCAGCACCGTGCAATACTATGAATGAGGTATTCGATGTACAACGACAAGACCATCGTTTGCAAAGATTGCGGACATGAATTCACCTTTACTGCCAACGAGCAAGAAATTTTCGCCGAAAAAGGCTTTACGAACGAACCGCAGCGTTGCAAAGACTGTCGCATCGCTGCTAAGGCTAAGCGCGCACCACGAAGTGACGGTTCCCGCGATGGCAAATTCCGCTTCGGAGCACAGCACCAAATGTACGATGCGGTTTGCGCAGAGTGTGGAAAGGCCTGTCAGGTTCCGTTCCAGCCCAGCACCGACCGTCCGGCCATGTGTAGCTATTGCTTCCAATACAACAGGTAATAGCAAAGAGGTGCATCCGTCACTGGATGCACCTTTCCTATAGCAACAGCAAGCCTCGACCGTCATAAACGCTGGTGTTCTCTCCGCCACCATTCCGCAGCGCCCGATCCAGCGCCATGATCGTTGCCACCGCACCGTCGATTTTCTCGGTGCTTTTTTCTTTGTCCGGCTTGATGTTCCCCGCCGGGTCAGTGCGGATGTAGATGTTGTCCATCATCCAACGCAGAACCGGTTGACCGCCGTGCGCGATCCTCTGCTCCAGCGTCAGCTTTATGAGCTCCTTCGTCGGCGGAGACATATCCTTGAATCCCTGACCGAACGGAACGACCGTGAACCCCATTCCCTCAAGATTCTGTACCATCTGCACGGCACCCCAACGGTCAAACGCGATCTCGCGGATGTTATATTTTAAACCGAGCTGCTCGATGAACGTTTCGATGAATCCGTAATGCACGACGTTCCCTTCGGTCGTTAGCAGGTAGCCCTGCTTTCCCCAAAGGTCATAGTTCACATGATCACGCCGCACGCGCAGGTCAATATTGTCCTCCGGGATCCAGAAGAACGGCAGGATACAATATTTATCGTCATCATCCAGCGGCGGAAATACCAGAACGAACGCAGTTATATCCGTGCTGGTGGAAAGATCGAGGCCTCCGTAGCAAACACGTCCCTCGAGCGCTTTCGGATCAACGGAAAACGCGCATTTATCCCACACGTCCATCGGCATCCAGCGGATTACCTGTTTGACCCATTGGTTTAACCGAAGTTGACGAAACGCGTTCTCTTCGGCGGGGTTCTGCTGTGCGCTTTCACAAGCGGCTTTCACTTTGTCGATGCCCACCGTGATACCGAGCGACGGATTGGCTTTCTTCCACACCTTCGGATCGGTCCAGGAGTCGTTCTCTTCGGTACCATAGATCACAGGATAGAACGTCGGGTCTGTTTTTCTACCGTCGAGAATGTCCTTGGCTTTCGAATGTACTTCCCAGCAGATGGAGTTCGTGTTGTCGCCTGCTGTGGTGATCAGGAAATACAGCGGCTGCATACGAGCATCACCGCTGCCCTTGGTCATAACATCAAAAAGCTTCCGATTCGGCTGCGTGTGTAGTTCGTCGAAAATCACGCCGTGCGTATTGAAACCGTGTTTGTTGGCGACATCGGCGCTCAGCACCTGATAGTAGCTTCCGGTCGGCAGGTACACGATCCGCTTCTGCGACGCGAGGATCTTCACGCGTTTCGCCAGCGCCGGGCACATGGTAACCATGTCCTTGGCGACCTCGAACACGATCGAGGCCTGCTGACGGTCCGCGGCGCAACCATACACCTCGGCGCGCTCTTCATTATCGCCGCAGGTTAAGAGTAACGCGATCGCGGCGGCCAGCTCTGATTTTCCATTCTTCTTTGGTATTTCGATATATGCTGTGTTGAACTGGCGGTATCCATTTGGCTTGAGAATACCAAAGACATCTCGGATGATTCGTTCCTGCCAGTCGATCAGGAGAAATGGCTTCCCTGCCCAAGTACCCTTCGTGTGAGAAAGACACTCAATAAAAGCCACAGCGTTGTCCGCTGCCCGTTTGTCGTACACCGAATCCTTTGCTTTGAATGGAGTCGGCGTGTACTTCTTCAGTTTTCGTAGCATCACCGCCTCCTCCTTAAAAAATAAAACGGAGGCCCGCGTGAGCCTCCGTGTCCGGCTTGGTTTGGTTATCGTGCGCCGTTGAGGCAACCGCCCCATTCGCCTCGTGAACCGCTCGGTGGCGGCCACGTTGCGCGACGCGGCGGTGCCCTGAATTATCCAGTCGGAAGGTCAATACTTCCACATTGCACCGCAGATTTCAGAATCTCCACGTCAAACCCCGCCGCTCTATACCCTTCCAGAAGAGTGCTGTAGTAGAATGCACTCGGCTTGTTCTGTGGTTTGCCGATTACCATAATGTAAACCAGTGCCACCATCATGATGCCGTTGCAGCGCACCTTGACCGCTTCCTTGCGGTACAATTCGGGTGCGCCGATCAGTCGGTCAAGCGCAGTTTCATCCCGCTGCGTGATCTCCCAGAGTAACGCCGGAACGCTGCTGCCTTTTGCCTTTTCGACCGTCGCAACCGCGCAAGCGTGATCTCCGCGAAAAGTCAGCCTGTAATTCTTCAGTTCCGTTGAGCCGACAATCTTCGCAGTTGGGCAGTGTTTCGCCATCTCCGCGCGATTCAGCCCAACGCCGTACGCGGCAAATATTCGGCTATTCAAGCTCGCCCTCCTGGATTTTCTCCACAGAATCCTCACCAAAAACCGCTCCGAGGGTACTTCCGTTGCTCCAGAGCGTGTGAATCGTACCTGCGTCATCGACGCACGAAACAACCCCCGTCGTACCTGGTGGAATGTACGTGAAGGGATCGCTCATATGCAAAAGCTTCACTTTTGTGCCAGGCTTATAGTATTCTTTGAGCTGCTTCAGCAGCTTCGGATGAATCGTTGTCATTCTTCGTCACCCGCTTCCCGCGCGGTGCGAAACGCCGCGTTACCAGAAAGACTTTTCAGCAGGATCTTTCGTGCTTCCTTGTACTCCGATCCGATAAATCCGAGTCGCAGCAGGAAGCAGCGGAAAGCGTACTTCTCGTTTTCGACTTCCTGCTCCTTCGCGCTGACGCGCTTTTGTGTGCGCGCCAGTTCACAAAGCCCCTGTACCAGTTGGTAGTAGGCGGCGATCTCAGACTGATCGTCGGTCGGTCGGAACCACCCGAACTCAATCCTGTCAGAGTGTTCTGTGATCGGTAGGCTGTCCGCACCGAGCGCCTTTTTGAGTAGAGTTTCCTTGCTCGCGACCAGCCGCCGCAGGTTCTCCATGGCTGTCGGCGTCATGCCATCCTTCGGTAGCTCGACTGCGAGGCGGTCGGGATCGACAGTGCGAGGTGTTTCTTTTTTCAGTTGATCAAGCTCGACCACTTTGGGTTCAGCGGGCTTTGCCGCTTCGCCGACCCGTTCGCCGATGAAGCCGTCGTGTGCCAGTTCGCGGCTCAGCATCTCAATTTGTGCCTCATCTGTGCCATCCGGGCAATTGACCGTGCCGTTCTTGTCGACCGTGTAAGCTCCCACCTGAAACGCGAAGCTCGGCGCGCCGAGGTATCGCGTTGTGTCCTGCAACACGTCGCGCATGACAGCGACCAGTGCTTTCCGTTTGTCCCCCGTAACGTTGAACTTAATCTGCATTGTGAATACCTTCCTTTCGATTTGGTAGTCACATACATAATACGAAACTACCAATTTTTCTTTGCATGTACATGTATCCATACAAAGAAACGGAAGTCAACTTAATAGAGCCAATGTAACTGTAGAAACATTGGTGGATAGAAAATGAAG